GGCGCGCAACGTCGGGATCGGCTGCAATGACCGCCGACATCGTCGTCGGCGGACTAGGCGGCGACGGCCCGATCGTCACCGCCGGTCTCGGTCTGAGCGGCGCCGCCGACCCGAACGCGATGCGTGCCGCCCTGAGCGGCGTGGGCGCATTCTCAGCGACTTTGACGGCGGCCGGTAGCCCTGACATGGCGGCGGGCCTCAACGGCTCCAGCGCGCTCACAGCGACGCTGACCGACGGCAACGCGGTCGACGTCCCAGTCGGCAAACCTGGCGGTCGGCGGTTCTGGGGCGCGAGCCTCACGCCGCCACCACTGCCGCGACCGATCCCCGGCGCACTGGCGGCGCACATCGTCGGCACGTCCACGCTCACCGCCGACCTCGACTTCACGATCGACTTCGACGACGAACTCCGGCAGTTGATGCTGCTCGGGGTCGTGTGAAAGGAAACCCATCCAATGGAGCGACGCGAGACACGCGTAACCGACGCGATGCAGATGCGTGCGGAGGAAACCAGCGACGGCCTGACGCTGCGCGGGTATGCCACCACGTTCAACAGCGAGTACGAGATCACTGACGCGCTCGGCACCTACGTCGAACGGGTCGCCCCCGGCGCGTTCACCCGCACTCTCGACCACGGCGCCGACGTGCGGCTGCTGATCAACCACGACGGGCTGCCGCTGGCACGCACGAAGTCGGGCACGCTCGCGCTCCAGCAGGACGACACCGGGCTTCTGTGTGAGGCACGCCTCGACGGCGAATCCCCGCTGGTGCGGTCGCTGAAGTCGGCGATGGACCGTGGCGACGCCGACCAGATGTCGTTCGCGTTCCGCGTCACACAGCAGGAATGGAACGACGACTACACCGACCGCACGATCCGCGAGGCGCAACTGTTCGACGTGTCGGTCGTCACCTACCCGGCGAACCCGGCGACGAGCGTGTCGCTGCGGACGGCGGCGAGCCTGCGCGGACTCGACGAACTGCCCGAGGACGCCGACCCCGAGTTCGTGCGGCAGATGCTGCGCGGCGAGATCCCGTCGGCCCCGGTCGACCTGACGTGGCAGCGGCTGCGCGCCGCCGCCCTCACCCTCTGAACCCCCGAGGCGACATCCGCTTCGGGCAACCTGCCGCACCCGGCGCCGAACCCGCCTGCGAGGGCACTTCGGGACGAGCCACTACGGCGACCCCTTCACAACTACCCCGTTAGGAGCGAGCAGATGGATCTGCTTGGAAAGATGCGGGAGTCGCGTGCGGCCAAGAAGGCCGAACTGGACGCGATCCTCGCCAAGGAAACCCCCGAGGACGGCGACGCAGCCCGCGCCGACGGCCTCATCGCCGAGATCCGCGAAGCCGATGAGCGCATCGCGGCCTACCAGGAGATGACCGAGCGCGAAGCGAAGGCCATCGAGAACAAGGTCGAGACTGGCGCCGAGGAGCCCGTTGTGCGCGGTTCCGCCGTTGTCACCCGCGAGGAGCGGATGTACGACGTCGAGAACCAGAAGCGCGGCGTGTCGTTCGTCGCCGACGTGGTCAACGCGCAACTGCGCGGCGACCTCGACGCAGCCCAGCGTCTCCAGCGCCACATGGCCGAGGAGCGCGCCGAGGGCGTGGAACTCCGCGACGTCGGCACCGGCGCTTTCACCGGGCTGACCGTGCCGCAGTACCTCACCGACCTCGTCGCCCCGCCGAAGCGCGCCATGCGCCCGATGGCCGACCTTGCCCGTAAGCTGGCACTGCCGGCCGACGGCATGACGGTCAACATCTCCCGCATCACCACCGGCACCGCCACCGCCGTTCAGGCGACGGAGAACGCCGGTGTGCAGGAGACTGACGCCGACGACACCCTGCTGACCGTGGACGTTCGCACGATCGCGGGCCAGCAGGACATCTCGGTGCAGGCGTTGCAGCGCAGCGTCGGCGCCGACGCGGTGATCATCGCGGACCTCCAGAACGCCTACCACACGGCGCTGGACTCGCAGATCATCAACAACGACGGCACCTCGGGCACCCACAAGGGCATCCGCAGCACCTCGGGCATCGTGTCGGTGACCTACACCGACGGCACCCCGACCGCGGCCGAGGCATACCCGAAACTGTTCGACCTGATCTCGCAGATCCAGTCGGGCGTCTTCGGTGGCGCCACTCACCTTGTGATGGCTCCGCGCCGTTGGAACTGGTTCGCCAGCCAGGTCGGCACGTCGTTCCCGTTCCTCCAGCCGAACAACGTCTCCAGCGTGAACGTTGGCGGCGAGATCTCCAGCAACACCTACGGCGGCGTCGTCGGTGTGCTCGCGGGCCTGCCCGTGGTTCTCGACGGGAACATCCCGACCAACCTGGGCGCAGGCACCAACGAGGACGTGATCCTCGGCGTGACCGCTGACGAGTTGTTCCTCTGGGAGCAGCCCGGAAGCCCGCTGCTGATCCGTGCCGAGCAGACCGCTGCCGGCAACCTCACCGTCAAGCTGGTTGTCTACGGATTTTCCGCCTTCACCGCGGGACGGTATCCGCTGGCACACGGCACCATCGGCGGGACCGGATTGGTCACGCCTGCATTCTAAAACCGGCATCACGCTTCCGGTTCGCTACCGGATGGAAGCCCAGTGGGGCGCACTCACCTTCCGAAGTGCGCCCCACTGGCACCCTCGGGAGGAAACCCAATGAAAAACTGCGGTATCTGCGGCGCGACACTCGACAGTCGTCGCAAGAAGTACTGTTCGGAACGATGCATACGGGCCAAACGCGCCGCTACTGCGAGGCAGTGGCGTAGTGACAACCTCGCGCTCGCCCGCGAGCGTACCCGCGCTTCGATGAAGAAGATGCGGGAGACGAAGCCGCTCTACGTCAGTGTTGCCAAGCGTGCGTGGCGCTATGGCATAACTGCTGAACGATTCACAGAGATGCTGGACGAGCAGGGATGGTCGTGCGCGCTCTGTCGGTGCAACCTTGACTTCCGTACGGCACTTGTTGACCACGATCACGAATGCTGCCCTGAGAGAAAAGCGTGCGGCAAGTGCGTGCGCGGGATTCTTTGCAACCGTTGCAACGCGATGCTCGGCATGGCGCTTGACGACCCCGACCGACTTCGGCGAGCCGCCGAATACCTCGAAAGGAACACAGCCCATGTCAGTTGACCAGGCTTACATCGACGCACTGCTGCGGGAGCGCCGCGGTTACGAGATCCACGGCAAGGCAGACCGCGTCAAGGACGTCGACGCCGCGCTTGCCGCCGCCGGTTACACCCGGCCCGAGGCGAAGAAGGCCGCGCCGAAGGAGCGCGCCGCCAAGCCCGTCAAGACTGAGACCCGCGACGCCTGATCATGGCGACGATCCCGCTGACCTACGACGTGGCGACGGTCGGCTACGACTACGCCACCGGCGGGTATGACGCGCTGTCGTTGAACACGCAGCCGTCGGCGATGTCGCAGGGCACCGCCACCGCTGCCACCATCACACCTGCTTAGGAGCATCATGGCGATGATCGACCTCGGTGACGTGGTGCCGCTGTCGGTGCAGGTGCGCGACGCCAACGGCACGCTCGCCAACGCGGGCGCGATCACGTTGACGGTGACGCTGCCGGACGGCACGTCGACGGTGGTGTCGACGGCGAACCCGTCGACGGGCAACTACACGGCCGCCTACACGCCGACGGTGGCGGGCCGCCACGTCGTGCAGTGGGTGGCTACCGGCGCGAATGCGAGCGCCTTCTCCGACGCGTTCACCGTGATCGACCCGTCCGAGCTCGGCCTGGTCGGACTTGACGATGTGAAGCGTCACCTGAACATCACCAGCACCACCAGCGACGAGGAGTTGCGGTCGGTGTTGTCGGCTGCCACGTCGGCGGCCGAGGACTACCTGCGGCGTCCGCTGCGGCGTGCGTCGTCGACGCAGACGTTCTATACCCGCAGTGGCAACGGTCGCGGCCTGGTACTTGACCGCACAGATGTGGCGTCGATCGTCGAGGTTGTTGAGGACGGCGTGACGCTGACCGCCGACGACTTCGACGCTGACCTCGCTGCCGGCGTGGTGTGGCGGTCGGATTGCCGCGAATGGTGCTACCCGACGAGCGTGGAGTACGCCACCAACGGCATCAACTCCCCGGCGCTGCGGCAGGCGGTGCTGGAGTTGACACGGCACCTGTGGGAGACGCAGCGCGGTTCGATGCCGATGATGCCTCGCGGCGTCGACGGCATGGATGCGTTCAACCCGGCGATGTCGTATTCGCTGCCGCGTCGTGTGACTGAGTTGCTTGCCCCGTACCGGATGCCGCTATGACGGCGTCGATGTGGCCGCAGGTGACGTCGGCGCTGCGGACGGTGTTCGACGCTGCTGTCGACGTCGACGTGTTCGACGGCATCCCCACCACCTACGAGCAACTGGCCGCCGGTGTGGCGGTCGGCGTGGACGCCGCCTACGACGAGGGGTCGTCGGGCAACATCCGGCAGGAGTGGCGCGACGCCGGACCCGCGCCGGACGCTCACCGCGAGGAGTGGGGCGAGGTCGTCTGCACGGTGTGGGTCCAGTCCGGCGACGACGATCTGGCGGCGGTGCGTACCGCCTGCTTCGACATCCTCGACGACTGTCTCGACTCGTTGCACACAGTGTCCGTTCTCGGTCTGCCGCAGGTGTTGAGCGTGCGCGGGCTGTCGACGGCGAGTCCTGTGCAGCGACGCACAAGCCGCGGCGTGGTGTGTGAGGTGGCGTTCCGCGTCGCCTACTACGCCGTATTCAACTAATCCCAGAAGGAGGCGCGGCATGGCCCGCGAACTACGCAACATCTCAGGCCAGACGCTGTGGGTCGATGACCGCGGCGGTCTGGTCAAGGTCGAGGCCGACGGCATCTACAAGGTGCTCGACGGCGACGACCGCTACTTCCAGACCGGGGACACCGGCGAGGCTCCCATCTGGGAGGAAGTCACCAAGGCCGCTAAGGCCGCAACCAAGAAGGAGAACGGCTGATGGCGATCGGCAGCGGCCTGGGCAGCCAGGTCGGATTCAGCACAGAGAGCACTTGGGGCACCCGTGTGGCCCCGGCGAAGTTCGTGCGTGGCACCGCGTATGCGGCGAACCGGGCGCAGAACCGGGTGCAGGGCGAAGGCTTGCAGGCAGGCGTGATCGGCAATATCGGCGCGCACTACGTCGAGACGACTGAGGCCGGCGAGGGGTCGCTGTCGTGCGACATCCAGACCAGCGGCTTCGGGCCGCTGTTCCAGGCGCTGACCGGCGGCACGTCCACGATCGTGCAGCAGGCGGCAACCGCGGCGTGGTTGCAGACGCACACCCTCGGCGATCCCGTCAAGTCGCTGACGGTACAGGTCGGCACCCCGTACCGCACCGGCACCGTGTTCGTGCAGGAGCTGCAAGGCGCGAAGGTGACCAGCGCGGAACTGTCGTGCAGCGCCGACTCGATCCTGACCGGGTCGTTCAACTTCGACGCGAAGAAGTACGACTCCAGCCAGACGCTCGCCACCGCGACGTATGTGTCGGCGAAGCCGTTCCACGGTAAGCAGATGGCGGTCAAGACCGGCAGTTACGGCGCCGAGGCCGCGGTGTCCGGCGTGCGTAGCGTGTCGCTGTCGTGGAACAACGCGTTCGACACCGAGGACTACACCGCAGGGTCGACCGGGCTGAAGGCCGAGCAGATCCGCAACGGCGTGGTGAGCATCACCGGGTCGCTGACGGTGGACTGGCTGACGACCACGAAGACCGCGTTCGAGGATCTGCGGGTCGCCAACACCAGCACCAGCCTCGTTCTGAAGTGGACGGGTGCGCTGATCGCGTCGACGTACTACGAAGACCTCGAGATCTGCCTGCCGGGCGTGTTCTTCACCGGCGACGCGCCGAGCATCAACGGCGCCGACGTGGTCACCGCCGACTACGGGTTCGAGTGGAAGTACGACGGCACGAACTTGCCGTACGTGAAGTACATGTCCACCGACGCCACCAGCATCGGCTGACAAACCACCGGCCCCGCATCGGTGTGGGCAACCCTCTCGGCCCACGGCGGCCGGTGCGGGGTCGGGCGCTTTGTCACACCCATCCTTCGAGAGGACCACGAGAGGAATACGAGATGGCACAGTTCAAACTCACGCTCGGCGAGGACTCATGGGTCCTCGACCTGGGCACCATGAAGATCAGCGAGGCCGAACAGTGTGAGTCGCTGACCGGCTGGGACATCGAGAAGTGGCGCGACTCCCTGGTCGACAACCGCGCCCGCGCCGTCAAGTTCGCCGTCTACCTGGCGCGCACCCGCGCCGGCGAGCAGGTGTCGTGGAAGGATCTCGACTTCGACCTGGCCGCGCTGGACTGGACTTTGCTCGACGAGGACGGCAACGAGGTGCCGCCTCCGGACCTCGGCGTGACCGAGGAGGACGCGGCGGCGGTCCCTACTGGGCAGCCGGGGGAGACAGACGCCCCGGCATAGCCGATGAGGTGCGCGGCTACGGTCCGCTGATGCTGCACGTCTACGGCGTCACGGAGGACACGATGCTGCGCGACTGGACGGTTGGCCAGTTCCGCGCCTACCGCGACTTCGCGCTCGAGCTGATGAAGAACAGGCAGGTGATGTGATGCCGGCGGGCGGGTATGTGATAACCAGCGACGACGTGAAGAACCTCGCCAAAGTGCTGCGTAAGGTCAGCCCCGAGTTGGGCCGGGACATGCGCCGCGGCGTGCGTGAGGCTGCCAGGCCGGTGCTGACCGACATGAAGTCGACGATCGGCGGTAACGCCATGTCTGGCGGTGGTGGTGGTGTTCACGCCTACGACGGCCCGACGGGGCCGGGTGGCATCACGGCGAAGATGCAGAAGAACGTGCGTATCCGCGTCTCGGGCGGCAAGGTTCGCATCTACGTCCCCGCCGCCGGTTCGATCGGCAAGATCGCGGCGTCGATCGACGCTGGCAAGTCGTGGCGGCACCCGGTGATGGGTAACCGCTATGCGTGGGTGTCGCAGACGGGTAGCGCCTCTGGCTGGTTCACGGACACGGCGGTGAAGCACTTCCCGCAGGTGTCGCGTGATGTGAAGGACGTTCTCGACGAGTTCGCGGCCAAGGTCGCGGCGATGGTTTAGGAAGGCAGGACTGTGGCAGGCACGCAACTGT